ATATCCAGGAGGACAAGTTGCAGGAGTGACTTATAATGATTATCCAGAACCAACAATAAAAGATAATAAAATTATAGCAGTTCAATCCCCAACGGCAAGATTTTTTCAGAGAATTGGTTATGAAAATAATATTACTACAACAAAATATGTTGATTTTGAAAATGAATATGAATTTACTAAAAATTTTGTAACTCAATTTTTAGATGCTGTAAAATGGAAAAACATAGAAAAACCAGCATATCAAAATAATCCAACGCTTTCTCTTTATAATGAAAAAATTTCTGATAATTTTATTTTTGATGAGTATTTTGCAAAACAATCTAAAGTTCCAGAAAATGTTGCAAAACTATGGAAAACTGTTAGAAAAGAAGGAATTTTAAACTATACGAACATATCTAATGAAAAATATCAAGAAAATATTTTTATCTCTGAATTATTATGGCTTTATTATTTATATCTACTATCTAATTTTCATCAACCATTTATCGATGAAGTTAATAAATCAGTCGGTTCAGAAGAAGAAGACAATACAATAAAACAATTATTTAAAGTAGTAAAAGAAACTCCATCTTTGGAACAATATTATATTTTCTCCGCAAAAATTTATGAAATGGCATATCAATTAGAGCAAGAATTATTAGGAGACAGCACTATAATAGATGAAGATTTGAAACCTTGGTTAAATTTAGAAATTAACAAATTCCCACTATATGCGATTAATCGTGGTAATTATAGTGAAGAAATAAAAACATATGTTAAAAATCTTGGTAACTATGCAATTAAAACAGACATGGGAGCGATAGATGGATATTTAAAAGAATATGAAATTTTTAGAAAAACAGATACAAGAATATACGACTCAATATCTCCAGGAGTACCTGTTTCAGATCCAAATTTGATAATAAACTTTATTGAGGAAGAATAAGAAGGATTTAATATGCTTGGTTATGGATTAGCAAATTCTTATACGCAAAAATTTTCAGTAGAAAATATAGTATATTCTTTTTTAAATCGATGTATTATTTCAAATCTAACGTATTTGTTAGGAATTAAAATTATTATTAATAGAAATATAAATCCAGATGTTTTATTCTTATCTGATCTTCTAAAGCCGAACATAGAAAGCCTTGATGAATATCAAATTTATGTTGATGAATTATATAATTTATTTATAGAGGAAGAATATCATCTAACAAGAGCAATAGAAGTTGACAACACAAATCTAGAGATAGATTATCAAAAAGAATTATATAAATATTTAATGTCTTCAAACGTCATAAACAACAAAGATTATAATTTTGATAAAAAATTAAAAGAAGAAGTAATATTAGAAGGTGAAAATAATTTAAAAAAAATATTTAAAAACGTTTTACTACTATATTTAAACAGCTCCATACCTTTAACTGGAAACTCACCAGAAGTTAATAATCTTCTTAATAACGAAGGATCATCTTTATTTATAAGACCAGATCTTGAATTTGTTTTACCACTAGTATTTACAAGATATAGGAAGGATTTATTACTACTTAAATCAAGTGGGTTTTTTAATTTTTATGATAAAAATAAATTTTTAGATATAAGAAATAATTACTTAGAGATTCTAAAAAGACAAGTAAGTGGTCTGGGCGGGCAAAGGATTATATAAAATGGCGCAAGGAATATCAGTTTCACTACCTCTTTTTTATGATAAGCAAGATGGACCATTTAAATTAAATAAAACAATACAAGAATCGGTCAAACAGAATTTTAAAAATTTAATTCTTACAAACAAAGGGGAAAGAATAATGGATCCTCTGTTTGGAGTTGGTATTTATTCTTATTTGTTTGAAAATTATTCACAAGCAACTCAATCCATAATTAATGCAGAAGTGGTATCACAAGTAAATAAATATTTACCATTTATTACAATACAACAACTTTTATTAAATGAAACCTCGACAAATTTAAATCAATTTTATATTTATATAAAGTACTCTATAAATTCTTTAGATGTATTGGACGAACTTAGTTTTGTCGTAACAAGATAGTGAGAAACAAATATGATTAAAACTAAACCACCTATTTCTTATACAAGCAGAGATTTTGCTTCTATCAGAAATGATTTAATAAATTATGTAAAGGTATATTACCCAGATACATATAAAGATTTCAACGAAGCGTCTTTCGGAGCTTTGATGGTCGATATGGTTGCATATGTTGGCGATATTTTGTCATATTATGTTGATTATCAGACAAATGAATCTTTTATAGAAACAGCAATAGAGAGAAATAATCTTATAAAAATTGCCAAACAAATGGGATACAAATTTACTGGATCCCCTTCCTCTACTGGTATTTCTGCATTTTATGTTTCTGTTCCTGCTTTGGCAAATGGTGGTGGAGAAAATACAGATCTAATACCTGTCTTGAAAAAAGGTACTTTATTAGGATCGGATTCTGGAGCATCTTTTATATTGGCAGAAGATCTAGATTTTTCAAATCCAAAAGCGGAAAAGAAAGTAATAAAAGAAACTGCAAACAGCAATCCAACTGGTTATGCTTACAAAATGTATGGCAAAATAATCTCTGGTGAGGTTAGACAAAAGCAAATTGTTATTGGAGATTATGAAAAATTTTTAAAATTACAAATTGATGATGAAAGAATATCAGAAGTTATTAGTGTTTACGATTCTGTTGGTAATGAATACTATGAAGTAGATTATTTAACACAAGACACAATATATAGAGAAATTAAAAATACTTCCTCAGATTCAATAAATGCTCCATTTTTTTTGAAAGAATTTCAAACATTTAGAAAGTTTGTTACTGAATTTGATGAAGATGGAAATTGTTATTTACAATTTGGATTTGGATCGGAAACAGAGTTTGTAGAAAACAATTTTCCAGATCCAAGCGACGTATCTTTACAACTATTTGGAAAAAACTATTATACAGATAGTTTATTTGATCCAAACGTAATATCAACAACAGAAACACTAGGAATATCTCCAGCAAATACAACTTTAACAATTGTATACAGAGTCAATACAAGTGATACAGTTAATGCAGCGGTTTCTACTGTTAATGTTGTTGTGGATCCTGTATTAAGTTTTCAAACAAACAATTATTCACAAACGGAAGCGTCTTCTTTGTTGCTAGGTCTAGAAGTTGATAACGAAGAACCGATTGTTGGGTCAGCAGAAATTGTAAGTAATCAGGAAATAAGATTAAGAGCGTATGGAGCTTTTGCAACTCAAAATAGAGCAGTTACAAAACAAGATTATGTTTCAATAGCATATAGAATGCCTTCTAAGTTTGGAACAGTTAAAAGAGTTTCTTTGGTGCAGGACTTAGATTCCTCCAAAAGAAATCTTAATCTTTATATCGTTTCTGTAACTTCTGATAATGAATTAACTTTAGCTACTGACACTATAAAACAAAATCTTAAAACGTGGATTTCTAAGTATAAAATGTTAAACGATACAGTGGACATTCTTGATGCCACAATTATAAATATAGGTATTAATTTTGAAATAATCACAGAACTTACAAAAGACTCTACGATTATATTAAATGATTGCCTAACAAAGTTAAAAGAAATGTTTACAGAAAAAATGAATATTGGTGAACCACTTTATTTAACAGAAATTTATAAAACATTAAATGCTGTTCCTGGAGTCGTTGATACAAAATCCGTATCCGTTTTCCAAAAAACAGGATCTGGATATAGTTCATCTCAGTTCCCAATATTTGATAATTTATCAAAGGACGGAAGATATCTGTCAGTACCAGAAAATGTAATATTAGAGATTAAGAGTCTTGATGATGATATTACTGGAGTAACATTATAATGAGCATTAGAAGATATATAGCAAACTCAGATAATACCATAACAAATGCTTTCGAAGCAGATCTTACTACTCGCGGTACAGGGTCAAACATGGGAGCTTCTGATATTCTTGAAGTGTTTACCATCTACGGGCAAACAAGCGGCGCTTCTGGTTATACGAGAGAGGAATCAAGAATTTTAATTAATTTTCCAATCTCAACAATTTCTTCGGATAGAACATCTAAATATATACCTGCTTCTGGTTCTGTGAGTTTTTTCTTAAAACTATACAATGCTATACATACATCCACAACTCCAACTAATTTTACTTTAAAAGTTGCCCCAGTTTCTGCTTCTTGGACTGAAGGCTTTGGTCTTGATATGGATGAGTATCAGGACCTTGGAGTATCAAATTGGATTTCTGCTTCTTTGACTTCTGGTTGGACTAATCAAGGTGGAGATTTTTTAACCGGTTCTGGGGCCTCTACTGGCTCTCAAACATTTGTTCTTGGAACTGAAGATTTAGATGTTGATATTACTGCTCAAGTTGAAAAATGGATCGCAGGAACAACTGGTTCATACGGACTCGCGGTTTATCTAGATCCAGTACAAGCTACAGAGGCAAGATCATATTATACTAAAAAGTTCTTCGCAAGAACAAGTGAATTTCAATTATGGAGACCACACATAGAAGCAAGATGGAATTCTCAAATTGCAGACGATCGTGGTAATTTCTATATAAGCAGTTCTTTACTATCCACAGAAAATGTAAATACAGTATATCTTTACAACTATAGAAACGGAAAAGCAACAGATATTCCATCAATAGGAACTGGAAATGTTTATGTAAAAATCTATGAAACTCTTGGTGGTTCTGCTTCCTCTATGCCAGTTGCTGGTGGTGTTTCTGCGGGCAATACGTCGGTTGTAACGGGCGGTTGGGTTTCTACCGGTGTCTACTCCGCCTCGTTTGCTTACACGGGTTCTGCGTCAACAATTTACGATGTATGGCAGAATCAAGCTGGTACAACTCTGTTTCACACAGGTACAATTTATCCAATAACTTACAATGCCTCTGGGGACTCGGATATACCAAATTATGTATTAAAAGTCACAAATGCTCAACAAAAATATTATCAAAATGACAAGCCAAGACTAAGATTATTTGTTAGACAAAGGGATTGGAGTCCGACAATATATAATGTCGCTTCTACAGAAATAGAGTCTACAATAATCGAAAAAGCTTACTACCGCCTATTTAGAGTACAGGACAATTTTGATGTTGTCCCATATGGAACAGGAAGTACACAACACACTCTCCTGTCTTTTGATGTAAGCGGAAACTACTTTGATTTTGATATGTCTATTCTAGAAAAAGGATATATGTACGGTTTCAAATTTGCTTTTGACTTACAGCAAAATGGTCAAATAGAAGAACAACCATATATCTTTAAATTTAGAGTAGAAGAATAATGAGTATAAAAGACCTCTGGCAAAAACAAAAAGAAAACAAACTTTCTGTAAAAACAATTAATTCACAGAATTCTCAAGAATTCTTTAATGAAGTTGAATCACCAGATTATGTAACTCAATATCAAAAAAGCATTAATTTATATCTCCAAGATGTTAATTTTGCTACAGCATCAAACTTTGCAAGATTTGGATCGGCAAGAAAATATTATGAAAATTTAACTACAAGAATAACAGAAACATATACTGGCAAAGATGTTTATTATCCATATGATGGATCAAAAGCAAAACAATTAGAATTTGAAAATAATTTAAATCCATATGAAAAATATATATTTCTTTACGAGTATCCAAGATCAACTGGATATGTTGAGTTCGGTAGAACGTGGGATGCGGTAGGGTCAGGGGTCAGTGGATTCGGCGCAACAAATACACCAGAGTATATTAAATTTTTTAATCAAAATAACGATAATATATACGATCCAGACAATGGACTTAGAGAAAATACTAGATTTATTCCAGAATCTGGAAGTACAATAGAATTTTGGATGAAAAAAAATGCTTTTCCAAATTCAGCGACACAAACTGCTAAAGAATGTATTTTTTATACAAAAACATATGATTCTGATAAACTTTTAATAATTTATATAGATCAAGCGGTTAATACAGGTTCTTTTGTTATAAATTATAAATATTCTAATCTTGGAACTTCAGATCTAATTTATGTATCAAGCAGTCTTTCTACTCTTGCTGATTCTAATTGGCATCATCATGCTTTCGTATTTAGTACCTCTTCTGGAAAAACTAGCATAGATTATTATTTAGATGGTGTTTATAGGAATACAAATTCTACTTCAACTACTTCTTTAACTTACAGTTTAACAGGATCATGCCTCAACGCGATCGGTGCGTTAGGCGGTAAGATAACTTCTGCTGGATCTGATTTGATTGGGTATGGTAAATTATCTGGATCAATTGATGAATTTAGATTTTGGAATACAAAAAGAAATGCAAAACAAATTGGTTTAAATTATTTTACTACTATTGGTGGCGGAAATAATGTAATTAATAATTCTAGTATTGGAATATATTACAAATTTAATGAAGGAATATATGGAGATTCTTCTGTGGATTCCGTGATTTTAGATTATGCAGGTGGAAATTGTAACGGACAATTTGTGGGTTATAATTCTAACTCTAGAAACACAGGTTCTGCCATAACTTCTACTCAAGATAACCCAGAACTTGGAACTCCCATATTGAGATATGGTGATCCGTTGGTTCAAACATTTTTAACAGAAAAATTGTATTATGCTGATGAACATGATTTTACAAATAATTTTATGTTAAAAAACTCAATCCCATCATGGATCCTAGATCAGGATAATGATAATGGTGGAACATTAGTTAATTTTCTTCAAACAATTGCAAGTTATTTAGATACTTTATATCTTCAAATAAAAACACAAAAAGATCTAAAAAATAAAGATTATTTAAATTACGAAGGTAAGGCTCCACCCTTTTCAGATTTATTGCTAACATCGGCAGGGTTTGATTTACCATCTCTATTTTTAAATACAGATATTGTACAATCTTTACTAAATCAAGATTCTAAAAAAACATACAACGAAAGTATAAATGATTTGAAAAATATTATTTATAAAAACATATATAATAATTTGGAATTGTTATATAAATCAAAAGGAACAGAAAATTCTATAAAGCAATTGATTAAAAATTTTGGTGTAAATCAAGATATTTTTTCATTAAATATTTATTCTAACAATACTCAATATGAGTTAGAAAATAATTTTGTTAATAAATCAATTAAAAAAGATTATATAGATTTTACACCATTTTCTTCTTCGATAAATTCAACCGCAGTCGTCTACCAAATAAATACAGAGTCCGGTACTTCTCCATTTATAACTGGTACACTAAATAATCAATTGTCTTTTACTGCAGAGTGTGATGTTGTTATACCAAGTTTCCCTAAAAATTATGATTATTTACAATATAAAACATTAACTTGGAATACTTCCTCCGTATTTGGCATTAGAACCGCTGGACCAGGAACAGTAGGACTAGGTGGAATAACATATGATACAATTGTACCATCTGGGGACCCTGCTGGATTAAAGGTTAGGTTTATCTACAGAGATAACAAAGGATATTTTTCTTTAAATTATCCTTCCGCAAGTGTAACATTAACTTCATCTATTTTTGAAGATATAACAACAGATCAACATTGGAATTTATCTGTAAGATTAAAACCAGTTTATACTGGAAGTAGTTATGTATTAGAGTTTGCTGGTTATTCTAATTTTGTTTCAGATAATTTTAGATCCTTTTCTGTTTCCTCTAGTTTACCATCTACGAGTGGTTCTTTGTTACTCTCGACAAGCAAAAGACTTTATGTTGGAGCAGAAAGAGATGATGTGACAGGATCTTTGGTATATAAATCTTTAATAAAAGGTTTGTCTGCTAAATACTGGGCAGATTATTTAACAGCGGAAGAACTAAAAGAACACGCAAAGAATCCAAACAATTATGGTCGTTTACAACCATATGAACCATACACATTAGCAACCTCAAGTTATATTCCAAAATCCGAAACACTTTTGTTACACTGGGATTTTACAAATGTTACTTCCAGTAATTCAAATGGAAATATAAATTTAATTTATGATTTAACAAGTGGAAATACTTTTGGAAATTCATACGCCAATACTCCGTTAGAATATTTAGTTGGGAGAAGATATGACGGAAAAGGTTATGGTTTTAACCCCAGTTCAACAATTAAAAATTATGAATTAGTATATTCTTCCGAGCAACAATCACCAGAAAATGTTTATTCCAATCAATTAGTTAATATTCTAGCAACCGATGATGATTATTATACAACTGCAATAAGACCACAAAAATATTTTTTCTCTTTAGAAAACAGTATGTATGATGTAATATCAAAGAACATGTTAAATATGTTTGCATCAATTGTAGAATTTAATAATTTTATTGGTGAGCCTGGAAATTTGTATAAAGCACAATATTCAAAACTTAAATTTTTCAGAAAAATATTCTTTGATAAAGCTTCAAACACACCAGATTTAGATAAGTATGTTGGTATTTATAAATGGCTTGATGATGCATTAGATAGTATTTTGTTTAATTTAATACCCGCTTCTGCAAACGCTAATGATAAAATTAGAACAATGGTGGAGAATCACGTTCTAGAAAGAAGCAAAATTCAATTGCATTTACTGCCAGACGAAGGAACAAATATTGTAGGAGGCAATACTCCAAATCCTGGTAATGCTAATGCGGTATTGCCTCCTCCCGGTTCCTCAATTAATATAACTCCGCTTCCTCCAATTTTTTTACCAGAGATTCCAATACCAGGAAAGCAACCTAAAAAGAGAGGATATGCCCAACCAAAAAATAAAAAGATTGATTATGTAGATGTTAGTGGATTGATACCTGCAGAAGGTTCATTCATAACTCTATATGAAATTCCATCATCTTTTATATCATATTTGTCCTTTAATAAAAGAACGAGAGAGCAGAAAAAAACTATATCAGCTAGAATAGGAAGAGGAAGATGAAAAAGTTTGTTTTTAGAAGCAATAAATATAACGTCACTCATCAAGACCTTCAAAGAGGAATTGAGGATCGTGGGTATATAGATTCAAATCCTATTACCGATAGTGAGACAAACCCTTTAAGTAAATGGAAAAAATATCAAGGCGAGAGAGACGATACAAATTTGTTTGTTTCTTCTAGCAACAATATTTCAAGAATTCAAATCCATCAAGCAATAAATAGATTGTATGATAGTTTGGAGTTTGGTCAAGTTAATGTAAGTGTAGATGTTGATCCAACATATAAGGTTGGATACAATTATAATAAACAAAAGTTTTTTAATTATGTTGAAGAGTATTTAGTTCAAAACCCATCAGAAACTTTGGCATTTGTAAAAGATCCTCAGCAATTTTTAGTAACTATTCCAGGATTAAATGTTAAAAATATTCTTGTTTATCAAGGTGGAAGTAACAAAACAAATACAACACTTCCTTTTTTAAAAACAAACACTGGAGACATTGTTGGTCATCATAAAGATGGACAATTTGAGAGAGGTTTACAAGGACCATTTACAGAAGCAAATGTTGGTGGTTACAAACATAGACACCAGAGAGTTGGCAACACAACTGATAGACCAGAAAGATTTAAAATAACAGATGACGGTACAACAATTACTTTTTCCTCCCCTATTAGCGGAAATACAAACGCTCCATATGCTAGATTTAGTAGAGAAGGATTTACAAAATCTGTTGTTAATATTGCCAATATAAGAGCAACAGGATCCTTCGCTTTGGGAAATTTTCAAAGAAACTATGAAGTAGTCAGCGGGCTACATAGAAGAGCACAAAACCTAGCATTAGTTGATCGTCCACAAAACTTTCAACAAAGAGCAATAGAAAATCCTCTTTTAACAGGATCTTCTGATTATGCTATACCAGATAGAACCTTATTGGATGGAACTTATAATAAAACAGTTTTTGTGAACAAGTTTGGAGCGCCAGGAGATTCAAAATCATCTACTCCAATTCATATGGATTTTGATTCGGAAGAATATTCAGTATATAACACGGTTAATTATAGAAATATATCTGGAAGATTGTTTTTAAAGAAGAATTTGTCAACTGGTTCATATTTTGGAGGATATATATCTGGTTCTTATGGAATTACAACCTCCTATAATAAAACGCAGAGAAACAATAGAAGAATACCAATTTCCGGTACAACACAATTTAAGTTAAGACCAGATAATACATTTTTTAGTTACGGAATTCCCGCAAGAGATGGTGGATATTCTTGGATATTAAATTATACAACAGGCGGAAATAATCCAGGACTTTATATAAATGGAGTTGATAATGATATAAACTTCATTACATCGTCAATTGATGGGAATTATTTTACAAATCTGTCAAGTAGTTATGTAACTTTTACAACATCTTCTGTTTCTTTAAATACTTCAACTAATAATGTTTTAAGGAAGTTTAATGTTCAATTTAGTGGAATGTGGAAATTTACTCCAAAAAAACAATTATCGCAAAATTATAATCCAATAATTGTTAGAAACAAAGCAAGAAATTATTTTGTTGATTATGTTCCGGATCCACAAACGAATACAAGACAAGATATTCGTTTTAAAGATTCTTTTATAAAAGATAAACATACAAACATTGTTAATGTTTATGTTGATGAAAACGGAAACGAAGAAAGATTGTCTTTACCATTTGGTCAAGAATATGGATCATTAACTTCAGATTTTTATAGAGTCGAAACAGATCAAAATATTAATATATATAAAGACTACAGAAACATCAGACAATCAGATAAATCAAAATCTTTATTTGCAAAACTATTCAAATTTGATAGATATACAAAAAAGAATAATTTAAATATTAAAAAAATTAAATCAATTATTCATGAAGAAAAAATTTATCCAAGAAGTCAAAATGTTTATAGAGATATTGCCAGAGTCAGAAACAATTATTCTAGTAAATGGGCAGATAATTTAGATAATAGATTGACAGAATTAACAAATAGTCAAGGTCAAGTTTATGTAAGAACCGCTTTCTTAAACAAAGACAGTGGTGGAACAGAATATAAATTTAGTTATTGGCCAATGGATGCTAATGAGGATCCAACTTTTACTGGAGCGATCGTAAGAGATAAATCTGGTGAATTAATACAATTAGATAACATTAATTTTTATTTCAGCGCTTATGGTGTTAACCCTGGTTTAATCGTTCCATCTGGATCATATTATGGAGCAAGATTCGGTAGAAACTGGAATCGTAATCGACCAGCGAATGTTGTTCATGAACAAGCAGGCAGAGGACCGTTTAAAAATTCATATGAGCAGTTTTACTCGGATATTAAATTGATTGGTCAAGACTGTTCGGTGGTTCCAGAATACAGAATCAGTCCAAGACTAGACACATTTTATAGTAGCAACATTTCATATTATAGTGATACATTTAATTCTTTAGAATTAACTGGAACAGTTGTTGAAGATGCAAGTTTGGCAATATCAACAAGTTCCGCTTTCTTGGAACAGAGAGTCAATTCCGACTATATTGATTTAAATGAATATCTCAATAAAGAACTAACAGAATTTAAATTAAACACGATTAAATTAAAAGTTAAAGGGATTAAGAAATTTTTGCCATATGATGGATTTTATCCACAGCAAAGAATGTTGCAATTGGCAAGTCAATTTTCTTCATCTTATAATGGATTGTTTACGTTGTTTGGCGTTCAATCAACATTTAGAACCGCTCTAACTCCATTCTACGCTCCAGGAATTGGATTCAATTCCATTAAAGCAGGAATGGGTATGCCATTTAATGTTGCTACGGCAAGTATCGGATCAAACCCTTTTTCTGACATAACAAGCAGTATTGATTCTGCAAGTTTATTTTATCATAAATTACCTTGGGATTCTATTTTATATCCTTATAAAAGATTGCAAGAAATATCTGGATTAAAGATAGTTGATATTGATCCTGATATGCCAATAAATTCAACGGCAAGTATCAATAGCAATAATTCGTCAACTACTCAAATAAAATACAACCTTGCCTATGATTATATGGCAAACAACTACTACTCAGAAGTAATAGATTTTTTTAAAGACTCTGGGAACTTATCGTCATTAAAATCAAGACCAAGCAATCAATGGTATTTTCCTGATATTTCAAAAAGATATGCAATGGACATTGTTATACTAAAACAAGGTTTGTACACGACATATTCTTCACATGAGAATTTTGGTCCAAAACCATATGGATTTCACGCTCCACCATGGAACTTTGCAGATCTATCAAATGCAACAACACCTGGATATAACTCAGATGTTTCTGAGTCGCCAAATAGTTTTAGAATCTCTGGACAAACATACGCTCAGATCATTTTTGATCCGCAATCTCTTGCAGTTGGTGATCTCGATTATTATTTGAAAGGCAAGTTTAACATTGGAGATGTTTTAAGAAACAGTACTGTGAGTTATACTTCTTTTATGCTCGGGAACAATACATCATCTGCAACAGTTCAAATAAACGATCTTGTTGATCTGTTTTCTGTATCCGCAGATGGTTTAACTTGGCAACCACAAGTTAAATGGGAGTGCCCAACTGCTGACTTAAATTTCTATGCTCTTTCGGCAAAACTAACCAACTCTTCTGGAAATGATAGTGGAGGTGGTTCTAATGGTGATGCAATTAGAGGTATTTGGCATCAATATGCTTCATTGTCTAACAATAATGATGGTCTTTTCTTGTCTGTAAGAAACTCAAATGTTAATACAGATTTAACGGGTTCGTTATTGGACGTTGTCGGATTTGACAAATCTGCTAGAACAAAAATAGGAAAGATTGCCTCCTCCAGGGTAATAAGTGAAACATTACTTGTCATTCCTTATTATCTAAATGATTGTGGCGAAGAAAAATATTTCGACATTGATATTGACACGTTTGAAAGATTATATACAACAAATACTGGTATAGTTGGAGAAATGAAGTTAATTTCAAGAAATTATGTTTTGCCTCCACAGATGGATTTTATAAGATTAAGAGATCAAACTAGAAGAAGATTAGAAAAACCAGACTATGGTAGTATTAAATCTCCATTTATAATGTTCCCATTTGAGTTTAAGGCAACATTAACACAACAAGATCTTGCAGACATTTGGCAAGGAGTTTTGCCAACTTCAGCAGATGTTGCAGAAGTCGATTACCAAGAAAAAGAATTCTTCATAGGAAATTATCTAAAAGATTTAAATTATAAATTACCAGATAATACAAGATTTAAAGTCTTTAAAGTTAAAAAGAGAGCAGTTGTAAACTATGAAGAAATCAATTACAAGTCTCTTGGATACGCTTATTCTGATACAAGTTATGGATATAATTGGCCTTACGACTTCTTCTCTTTACTGGAGATGGCAGAAGTTAGAGCAGAAATGACATATGGAACAGAGACCAAAGAAGATACAAGCAAAGTTGATATAAGTGACATTACAACACAACAGGTACAAACTATTTTAGAGAGATCTTCTATTTTGGGAACAGTATCACCAGAGGTTGCTTCTGTTTTACAAAGAGAGATTGGAACGCTAGGAGTTATTTCAGACTCTGAAGGTGTAGATGCTACCGCAAGATTAAGAACTGGTTTAACATTGTCTACTGCAGATACAGTATTGGGATCGGCAGATTTATCAACAAACGTTGCTACGACTACAATTGGTAGAACAATAGATATTACAGGAACAACTCTCAACACGAATGGCGGTTCAACAAGTACGTTCATGCCGACATCAACAAATTCTGGTGGTTCAACGACAACGTTTATGCCAACTTCTACAACAGACACGGGAACAAATACTAGCGGGTGATCTAATTATTTTAGGGAATCATAATGGAATTTTTTAATAAAAAAGAAGAGGTATTAGAAATAGTTTTAACCCAAAAAGGGAGAGAACTATATTCACAGGGAAAGTTTAAACCTACTTATTATTCTTTTCACGACACCGACATTACATATGATAATGCATCCGGGGAAGAGCAGAATGATATTGTTTCAAGAATAAAAGATACCCCAACATTAAAGTCCATAGTTGGATTACAGAATCCTATTACATCGTTTATAGATTATGCTTCTAACAAGAATAAACAAAAAGAGTTTGTTTTAAAGAATGAGATAGGATCTAAAACATTAGGCGATCAATATGCTCCATCCTGGAATTTGAAATTTTTAAAAACACCACCGTTTCAGTGGTATGGAACAAGCAGAGATCAAATAACAGATAATAAAAAATATCAATTAAATTTTAGCTCAAGTATTGATTTTGATAAAAGTTCACAAGAACTAATACCACAATTTAATATTCAAACTCTGTATCAAGTTTATGATGTAGATGATTTAACTCAAAACAAGTTTTCCATTCAATTTCCTAAACAAGATTATTCTTTAAGTGGATTTTATTCTTTTGTAGCGAAAGAATTGGGAACAAAAGTCTCTTCAAGCGATAAGCCATTTATACAATTCATACCAAAAAAAGTAAAAAAGAAATTTGGGTTCTCAGAGATTGAAGTAATAGAATATGATACGATAATAACTCCCACTAATCTTTTTGGATTTCCATCAGAAGAAAAAGAAATTTTTGGATCAAAAATAAAAACTTATAAAATATTTAATAAATCTTTAAAAATGGATTTATTTTTTTCTATATCACAATTTGAACAAGAACTAAAAAATCTTTATGATGCTTCTATATTTGTTTTAACAAAATTGTTTAATGAACTTTTTCCTTTACAATTACAAACTACAGAAGAGTTTGTTAAATTAATGAAAGATGGGTTTAGTACAGATTATAATTATGATTACGAACAAATTAAACAATTAAGCAAATCACTGATGAATGTTAGTTTTATTATTGATACATTTAAAATGTCAAGCATAGACGGGATTAATGTTGAATTTTATAATAGCAAAGATCAAGCAATAAAAATGCAAATTCCTAAATATGATATCCTAAAAAGCATGTGGTTGGTCAGAGATCCAAAACTTTTAATTGATTTTCAGGAATTAAACGCATATGAAACAAATGAAGAAAGTTTATATGAATTAAAATATTATGAGATTTTAAATAATTCTGGTTTATATAAAAAACTAAATACAGATGAGATTAGAGAATATGTTAGTATTTCTTTTGATTCTGTTGCTGATTTAGAAAATAAGCAATTAACTAGAAATATATATGATACTAATTCGGCGGACGATACAACATGCTAAACCTTTTTGATCAAAACAAAGTATATTATGATAATTTCAGTTATTATTTTGATAGAGGTCAAAATTTAAATGTAATATTTTCTTTTAATTTCTATAAATTTATTTTAGATAATGTTCCAAACTCTACTATAGACTTTGCTTTATTAAACAAAGACAGGTATTCTATAAAAGTTTTTTTGACAAAAGAAAATCAATTTAAAAATTACATAGAACTTTTTGATTCTTATACCAAAGTAAACTTAACAACAACACCATTTTTCGTAGACACATATTTTTGTTCAAAAAGAGTTTCAAATCTAAGTGGAAATTATAGA